CTTCATGCCCATCCAGATCTGACCCCTGATTAATTTTTGTGTGTTGGTCGTTTCGTTCGGGTCAGCCACCGGAACGATGTCCAAGCTCTTAGAATCATAGTCCACCCTCGCCACAGCCATCGGAGTGTCTAAAACCCTGAAATAGTTCTGATCCTGGAGGTAAATCTGATTTAAGGCAAACAGCTTCTTGTATTCTGACTTGAACGCCCTGTATAACCTTTTGTGGATGGATGAGAACACCTTCAAGCCCTGTTCGATTCTCGCTAACGTCGTAGTCGGCCTTTCGGCTTCGTTGGACTGTTCTCCGGTTAAAATCTCGGTAACTGAGCTCAGTTTCTCCCCGGCGTTGACCATAAACCCCAAAAGGTTGAACAAGACCATCGACGGTTCTTTGACCGGGAGTGGGACGATGTGCTTTCTGAGGTCATCTCCTGTAAAGTTGACCGGCTTCCATTCGCCAAGTTTAAAGTCGAGCATCCCACCACCACGGCCCCGACCTAATTGAATACCTTTGCCCAAAAACCCCGCGTTGTGGTTGTAAAGGGTTCCGGAATCTAAAAGCTGATTTATGAGGGTGTTTATCGTGGAGTTGATAGGCAAGAGAAGCCCCCCAAACCCGGTGTCGTAAATCGAACCGGATATTGAGGGCATGAATGAAAATTTAGTGTAATACTGATCGGCGTCTATCTTGGCAATCCTGTTTTTCATGCCGTAGGAAATGCTGCCGGGTTTGTATCTTGCAACGATCCTGACAACCTTTTGGGTGTCTTTGTGGTAAACGACGATGTACGGCTCTTTATAACCGTCGTTGTCTAGGTCGATTAACGTGTGCTGTTCGTAGAAAAGATGTTCCTGATGTGGATCTTGAGTGTTGACTTCCTTGTCGTCTTTTGCGGTTGTCGCGTTTCCGTAATCCCATTTTACGAACACACCGGATCTGATTCTTTCTTCTATCTCGTTTGGATATAAGGTGAACTGCTCCGTCATCCGTGGAGCGGTTTCCATGCTCTTTGCCCCGTAGTTTATGACAAGATCGTTCGCCCTTTTAAACTCGGACACGTTTCTTTTAAGAATATTGGAAAAGAAAGTTTTCTTGAAAGCGGTTCCCAAAATCGGAAGGTGGGTTAAGAGTTTGTCGGTGTCCTCCTCCCATTCGGTCATTTCGTTTATACACTGATAGCTCATGTGCTGGCCGACCCTGTAGGCTTTAGCCGCCTTCATCCCATCAGGGTCTTCACCCACAACAAGACCCCTTACGATGTCGTTTCCCTTCACGAACTCAGGATAGGCTCTTGCGGCAAACTGAATGGACGCTATCGAAATGGCAGGATATTTCACATTAGCAGCGTTTTCAAACGGAACCGACTTTTGCTCCCACACCTGTTCGGCCAGCTTGACCGCTTCTTTGTTCTTTGAACTCCACTGGTCAAGGCTGTCCTTGTCTATCTCATAGCCGGTGTCAACGTCATAAGCGATCTTTCCCAACATCTCATCGTCAAGTAATGACGCTATGTTCGTTTTGCCGATCAGGTCTTCAATCTTCATGTTTGTACCTTATTATATTGTGCTCAATATCCCGTAACCGCGTCTCTTCCTGTCATAAAAGAAGGTTTTTGTTCATAAGCGGCATAAAAATCAAATGGTTCCGTCCATTTGGTGTTTAAGAGAAGAAGGCGATATAAATTTTCCATTTGGTCGTCATCGATCTTCTGAGGTTTCTGGGTGTCCTTGTCCCACATCCACCCCTCTATTTCGTAAATCGTTCTTCTAAGGTCGTCAAAAAAGAACAGGGAAGGTTCGTTATTCGGGCCTTTCAGGTGGGTCTTCATCTCTAAAATCCCCTGTTCCTTGTCCTTCGTCGCAGTTTCAAGGGTAAGCCCGTTCTGCATTAAAATCTTGGCAATAATTTCGTACATGCTTTCGTCATTGTTTCCATCACCCTTTGCCAGAGGATCAATGACAACCCGATTAACCCGATAAGAATGATACTTGACAGCCTTGATGATCGCTTCAGCCACCCATTTCGCATTGCCGTTTTCCCAAATCTCCTGAACAACGTATTTGTAGTTTCGTGGATCTGTAGCCAAGAACAAAACCGCCTGTTCCTTTCTCGGATGAATGTCGATCGAGATGTCAACCATCCAATCCAAAGGAACTTCAAACCTCTCCACCAGATGCCCGCCCCTGTCGCGGTATTTCCGGTTGAAATTAAGAATTAGACCCGATTTATATGACGGGATGCCCTTAATACGGGCGTCATGCTCGTCTTTTCCAAGTTTATCGGCAAATTCCGTCAGACCCTCTTTAGAAATACCGTATCCAACATTATCGTATGACGAACCTTCCACCCAGAACACCCTTTTGTCCGGTTTCCCATCCACCATCTTTCTGACAATCTCACGGTCAATCCATGGCTCATCCAAAAGGGTCGCGGCAAACACCTCGCGCCCGTTCCTATCCACCAGACCACGGGCGTTGGCGACGTAAATCTCTCTTCGACACGGCTCGTCATAGAGGTTAAGATCACCAGACCACCCCTCATGCTCCTTGGGCTGCTGGTTATTAGACATGATCTCAAACGTGCCCTTCGTCTTCTCGTCCTGCCAGAACGTGTCCGTAATAACACCGTTTCCTCTCGTCTTGACCTTTCGGTTCTTGGGCCACCATTTGTAAATCTCAGGAATGACCACCGCTTTTATGTGGTCATTCCACCCCTGGCCTATATATCTGACTTTCCTAGGAAAGTTGTGTGGGAAAAGGTGTAAGAGAGATTGATCCGACCAAAGATATTTCCCGACGATTACCGAAATACCCAACAAGGTCAATATTGTTGTTTTGCCCATTCTGTTGCCCCCCGAAAGGCCTAGGGTTTTATAGAATGGGTCAATAAAGGCTTCAAGCACCTGAGCCTGCTTAGGGTTAGGACCTGGATTGGGAGAGGTCGTGAAGAACTCAATTCTGTTGTCTTCCTTGAGCCTTTGCTTGATGACCTCATACTCCGCGAACTTCTTTAAGTCCTCTTTGTATTTCTCAAGCTCTTTTTTCGG